CGGGGTTAGCTGCATCTTCCACCAGAATGGAATCGCCAGTACCCGTCTGCGTGATCCTGAGTGCTGGAGTGGTGGCGTTCACCACCATGACATAGCTGTCGCCTGCTTGTGCGGCTTGGATCTGCGGGACTGCTGTGTTGAGAAGAAGTGCTTCGTAAACAGCCATGATTTACCTCAAATTGGGTAGTATTCTGTTCCGTCACTCGTCTTGACGGATGATGCAACCGTGTAGTCAACCCCTGACCCATCCCTAACAGGCAGGCCAATCGTGTAATCCGTCCCTGCACTATCTTTCACAATGAACGGAGCGCCAGGGACAGGCACATAACCACCGAGTGATCGGAGGTTAGGCAGCTTCAGGTTAAGACCGAGCAACATTACAGCAGTCCAACAATGTTGCTGGCAGTCGTGTTGGTTGACCAGACCCGTCGAGCCATCACCGGCAGGATGACGCCAGCAGGGACGTTGTAGAAGATCACGCTTCCACCGCCGGTGTCGTTGATCCGCACGTTACCCGACCCGCCGATGTAGAGCGCACGAACTGGCGCAACCAGATCAGAGTCGGCAGGAGTGATAGCAATGCAGTTGACTGCACAACTATCGGGCGTCGTTGAGAATGGTGCAGCCATGTTAGACCTCTACCCACGAACTGGATGATGTTGAAGAATCTTGCCACAAGTTAGTGACCGGAACAAACGTCGTGCCGCTGCTGTCTTTGACTTCTCGCGGCACCACAAACTGAACAGCAGAACTCGATAAAACAATCAGCGAAGCCTGATACTGCACCCCGTTACTAGCCCTGACCAGAAAACTCGATTCTGTCGGGTCAATACGAGTCCAAACATTACTATCGCCTCGTATCTCTTGCCAGATCCCACCGCTCGTCGGCAGAGAACTGAACGGTACTTCAGAGAGCGCCGCAATCCCGAACATCAGAAGCCCACTTCAGTGGCAAAAATTCTCGCCACCCATCGAATCGTCTTGCTTGCTTGCCCCGTCACAGTGATGACCAATCCACCGTTTGTCGTGTCAGCAGACAGCGCCATCAGCCATGTCGATGCACCAGTGCTTTTCTCATAGTTCTGATAACCAGGACTCTTAAGAACTGTTGATGCAGCATTGGCACCGCGAACGATCAGCCCGTTGATAACATTGACCGTTATGTAATCCGTTTGATCCCAGCCAATCAGATCAATGTACAACAAGGCAGCAGAGTTGTTTTGCAGGATCAGTTGATTCGTTGCCCCAGCAGCACTGCTATTGCTACGCAACTTTGTCGCAGTGGCATTCGTGGTCTGCACCCCGACAATCAAACATCCAGACTGCTGCACCCCTGCCTTTGCTTCAATTGGGGTATCACTAGCAGGAGTGACTAGATAGCCAATAATCCCTCGAGTAGTGCCGTAAACACCACCGACCACAGCAGACACATTCCCTGACGCTACGTTGTCTGAGCCTCCGGCAACAAACGAGTAATCCCCAGACGCAGTATTTGCGCCACCGCTGGCAACATAAGCGATGCCACCGCTAGCAATGTTATTTAACCCTGATCCAACACCAGACCACAGCCCAGAAGCGGTATTGCTGATCCCACCACCAACGGACGAATACCCACCAGACGCGACGTTTTCCCGGCCCCCGCCAACCATTGCGTAATCTGCGCTGGCTACATTCAACCGGCCTCCCGCAACACCGCTAGAGATGTTGTTCGCTTGGTTATCTATGCCGCCGCCAATAAACGAACTGTTGCCTGTTGCAAAGTTTCCCTGCCCCCCTGCAACAGCACTGTATGAAGCGGAAGCCTTGTTGTCATACCCGCCAGCAAGAAAGGAGTAGTCGCCGCTTGCAACATTTGCAGCATTGAGCCTAAAACTAACTAAGTCAACAGCATATTGACCACGCTTATTACCACCAGCAGCCGTACCTGTCGGAACCTGTGCAAGCAGCGCACCAGCACCTTTTTTTACTAACGCAAGGTCGCCGTTAGTCGTGGTTACAGCAGACGTAAGACTTGCGACGTTTACCGTGGCATTAGGCGAGGCACTACTGATCGCACCCGTCACCGGCAGACTGTCAGTGCTTACCGACTTGCCAGCAGGGTAGGTGCAGAACACATCCTTAACGCCAGACCCAAACCCAACGAGACTTCCGTTGTTGCTGCTTGCAAGAACGGTATCTCGAGTGAGCGATCCGGCTCCGACCGTACCAATACCGACTTCCCAGTCAGCAGTCGCTTGGATGCAGTAATAGGTTGTGTTTCCGATCCCGATAGACGAGAAACCTTGATACCCCTGCACAGCACCCAGCAGGGAAATCGTCCCTGTTCCTTGGGTGGTGGTCGTCTCTTTGACGCGATCTTTCAGTACGAGCGCCATTATCGACTCACTCGCATTGTCAACGGTGATGCACTGAACTCAGCATCATCATCCGACTTCGTAAGACTGTTGATGCCACGCTGGTACAACGTCGCCCAGGTCTGCAATCGAGCGTCGTTCATGAGATACGGTTCAGCCTCGCCCAGCGAGCCATACAGCAAACAATCCATCGCGTTGGCAGTCCAGACGTTCGTCGTCTGCGTGCTCGAGAGGAAGGGTGGCGAGGCGTAATACAGCATATACAGCGTATACGCAGTGTCAGGGTAGGGTGCGAACTTGAACTCGTCTGCCAGGATCGTGTAGCGAGTTGGCTTGCCAGAGTACGTAGACTGAGCGTTGCTCGTAAACAATGACGGAGTGAGGTAGATCACCGGCTGAAGCGGGTCTCCGTCGATGTACAAGTCACGCATCTGAAGGAAGTCTGACGGTAGCTGCACCGTCGCATCACCGCTCGTGGTCAAGGTGGTGACGTTCTTCAGCATCTGACGGATGCGAAGTTCTCGACGTAAGCGAATCTCTGCCAGCCGAATGAAGTCAGGGATCTGGCTACTTAGATCGCTTCTTGCGAGATAGTTTGCGATTGCGGTTTGCAGATCGCTGTAGGTCGTTAGGGCCATGCTTTACGTCGTCCCATCCGAATGTCTTGACTCCGATATGCCCGATGTGCATCGACAATTCGTGGTCTACCCAGACAGGAATGTCGTTTTCCATGCAGCGGACACAGAAAGTGACGTCCTCCCCAATTACGTTCCCATGATCCGTCCAGATGATGTCAAACCAAGGACGGGGAACCTTCTCAAACACTTCTCTATTGACAAGGGTACACGCAAAACCGACCGCTGTCACCTGCTCAATTCCCTGCTTACCACGTGACTCAACCTTGTGCCACACCTGATACGGTTCGCCTTCAGGCTTGCCGTTCAGCATCTCCCGCTCAATCTTAAGATTCAGCGCGGTAGGAAGAATCGGCTCTCTCCTGGTCGTGGCATTAGTCCCGATCATCGACACTTGTCTTGACTGAAGAATCTCCAGCGCGTTAGCAGGAAACCGTTGATCCGAGTCAATCCACAACGTCTGATCTGCACCCCACTCCAGAGCCTCCGATGCCAGCTTCTCCCTTTGCGTGAAGATCAGCGTCCCAGGCATCTGCAACAACTGGATGTCGTTTACTCCACGCTTGGACTCGTAAGCACACAGCCTAGCAAGGTCGAAACAGAATCCAGACATCACCTCGTCCCGGCATGGGACACAGATTGCAACTTTCAAATATGCCCCGGATGAGTTCTAAAAAATCGGTTGTCAGGGTGGTTGAGAAAGGCTTTGAATGCCTTGTCATCAATAACTTTGAACCCTTTCAGGACACGCTTGCGATTTAAGTCGTCGATAACCGTCAGCGGCAGGGTCGCAACGTGCGTTGCAAATTCCTTGAACGTGCCATCAGAGTCGTTAAATTTACGCTTGTTGGCTTCAATGATATGAGAAACATCCTGTCTTGTTTCCAATATCACACCGTCGTCAGTTTCGTGAGCGACAGTAACAGAGCCTTCGTTTACTGAAAATAATTTTGGCATATTAAAAAGCGTCCCCATCCGAAGATAGGGACGCCCACTCAGTTAAGAGTTACAGCGCGGGATTTAGATCCGCAACGATAGCCGAAGCAGCTTCGTTCCGCATCTCGAGCGTAAACTCGCAAAGCAACTGCGTCTTTTCCGAGTCGCCGGTCTTTGCCAGATCATTCGTCTGGAACGGACGAAGATACGACAGAGCCATATACTCAGGATCAATCAGCAGCGCGTCACGGGTACGCATAAATCTATCAGGGACGATTGAAATTTGGCCGAAATCTCCCATATAAATTTCAGCCGCCCCGATAATCGTCGTCGGCTGGTCGCCAGGAGCCATGTAACGCTGGGCAGCGATACCGGCAAACGAGGAGACCTTCTGCTTCAGACCGGAACCAACAACCAGCATCGTCGGATTGCCACCCGAATCAAATACAGCAGCAATCTCGTCCTTCAGAAGCTGCTCGGTGAAAGTACGAGTTGCACCGTCCGAACGGGTCGAAACGCCGATAGTCGTCGGGTCAGTACCGGAAGTGCCTTTCGACGTATTGGTTTTCAGCCAGGACAAAATCGCGCCGAGTTTACGAGCAGACGATGACGAACCAGCATCGCGGCCTTGGTTGGCAGTGATGATGGTTTCCATGTCACGCTTAAGCTCAGACGAAGCGCGGGCAAGCTGGTATGCGCGTTCCGAACGGCGACCTGCCTTGTTAACTGCCTCGAGCGTGCCAGAAGTCTGTACAACCTTCTGAACGATCTGCGTGTAGTTACCAAGACGAACCGTCGGGCTGATCGTCGCGGAAACTCCATCGGCACCCTCGACTGCGGCATTCGCTGCGGTAGCGGCTGCAAGCGAATCAGTCTGCCATTCGTGAAACACAGCGGTCGCTTTAGTGCGAGCCAGAGTGCTCATGATCGGGGTTTCGGTCGGGCTGATGTCATAGATGACATCGATCAGGTCTTCTCTTTGGCCAATGGCCGTATGTGCGGTAAAGGTAGGCATGGTGAACCTCAGTAATTGAATCGTTCAAACAATGAAGCTGCATCCCTGGCTTTGCCAGACTTACGCAGCCGGTTTCGTTCCTGCTTCGCTGCATCAGACTCAGGGTTTGAAACCTTGCCAGTCCCGGGCTTTAGCGTCTTAGGAGCCTCGGCAACCCTCTTGGCTACCTCCGGCTTGTTAGACATCAGCTTGCGGTACTGAGCGGCTTCCCACAAAACCTGTACAGCGCGTGAGTCATAAACCTGATTGAGTTCGCCTTCCGTAAAACCGACGTTCTGTGCATACGAGCGAATATCCCGTCGGACTTCTTCACCCTTCTGCGGATCGGCATACTCTGGAATGGCTTGCTGTAGTCGGGCCTGCTGCTCGGCAAGATACTGCTGGAGTTGCGTCTGACGCTCCGCTTGTTGCTTCTCAGCAATGCGTTGCTTTTCAGCCTGAACTGCGGCTAGTTGCTTGTCTCGCTGGACAGACTCTGCGACTTTCATCGCGTAGCCAATCGGATCGGACTCTTTCAGTGACTCTAAATCTTCCGACTTGTTCTGCTCCGATAGAACCTTTTCAATCAGTTCCAATCGTTGAGCATACTGGTCTCGGAGTTGTTTGGCTTGCTCGACAGCGGCTTTCTCAGCTTCAATAGCCTTCCGCTGTTCTGCTAAAGCCTGGGTTTTCTGAGTGTAGTCAGTGCCAAGTTGATAACTCTTAATCAGGTCGTCCAACGAAACTTCGCGTTCCTCACCTGCGGCTTTCACCCGGTAGCGCGGTGTTTCCTCGACTTCCTGCTGCTCAACTACAGCCTCCGTTTCCTGCTGCTGTGCCTCGGGAGTGGGCTGTTCGCCTTCCTCCGGCCCCATCAAGCCTAGAAACGCATTGGCTGCACTGTTTACATCCAGCGGGCCACTTCCTTGCGGATTGGTGTCCATATCACCCCTTAAAGGATCTTCCAACGTCTACGCTTAATCTCGGCAGTATCAACAATCGACTGAAAGTGATTAACAACCGTGGTTAAGCATTTAATCATTTTATACGCATTTTCTCGTGCGTCAATATCTTGCTCGGACGAGTTCAGAATCAGGTCAATCTGCTCCTGTTTCAACTTTTCCAGTTCACCCCGGAAATAATCGTCTCGCAGTAGATTCGCCGCCTGCTCTGGACTCATCCCGGAATCTCGACGTTTTGCGTAATCCCAGCACCGACCTTCGCCGCTTTCAGTTGAGCCTCAACCGCAAACTCCTGCTGCTTCAGTTGTAGCTCTGCTGCGGCTTTCTCCCGAGCCAGTTGAATGTCGGCCTGCGCCTTCATCCGCTGAGTCTCAATCGCTGCCAGTGCCTTCTGTTGTTCGATCTGTATCTGGGCTTGCGCCTGAGCCATCATCGCGTCCAGAGCAGGATTAGACTGCTGTTGCGGAGGTGGATTGCTCAGTTGCTGGTCAAGCTCGGGTGGAATCTCTTTGAAGAACTCGGTTGAATCCTTCAGCCCCGCCGCCTCGATAAACCGTCCAAGTGTCGCCCGATACTGTCCGACAGAGACAAGCGGATTGGCAGGGCCGTATTGCTGGAGAATCTGCTCCTGCTTCGACAGGATCATCTGAAGCATTGCCATCTGCTCATTCTTCGATCCGGTTCCGAGTCCGACACTGATCGAAACATCGTACAAATTCGACCACTCTCGCGGATCCATCTCAACAAACTTGCCACGCATCCGAATCAGACGGGGCTTGTCTTGATACTTGCAGAGCAGATGCAGAATGCCCCGGAAAAGGCTCTTAACGCCCGTCTCAGCGAACAGCCGAGCGATTAGCTCCATCTTGCCAGCACCCGCTTGCATCGTCGCTGCTACAGCCGCAGCCGTGACGTTTTGCAGGATATTTGGGTCGAGACCTTGCGAAGTCTCAGACACCCCAGACCGCTTGGCTTGTACCGAGTCGAAATAGCCCAGCATCGGGTAAGCGGAACCAGTGATGTCTGGCACCTGAATCGGAGCAACTGCACCCGTCGATTTCGTCCTGACAACACCACCAGGAGTGACGTTCAGCAGGTCGTCTAGGTTCACCTGACCGTCAACAACCTGCATCCGAGCGTTGTTGATGAGGTAGAGGTTATCCAGCATTTGCCGAGTAACGGTGGACTTGATTAGCTGAATGTCCATCGTCCGGTCTGCCAGCGACTGACCGAAGAACTTGTGCGGAATCGGGATCGGGCAGATCACGTGGAATGGCACATAATCGGTAGGAATGTTGGCTTCCCGCCCGTCAGCGTAGGTCAGAATCGTGCTGTTGGAGTAGAAAATCTGACGGAGTTCTGCAATCCCATCCTCGTCGTAATCCACGTAAAGATAGGACTCGTAGACCTCGACCTCTTGCATTGACTCGTCGAGACTGTCCTGCTCATACGGTTCTTCACCAGGAGAGTATCGAGCGATCCGCTCCTCGGTAAAGTCGAGACTGTTGTAGACGGGAAGGCTGTATACCTCGTCCTTGTCGAACCCCATCTGAACAAGTTCCGACCGCGGCATCAGCCTGCGGTGCGCCATGAAGGGTGATTTCGTCTCACCAAACCGCGCCTTCTTGCTGACAATCAGTTCTTCGGGAGGAATGCAGTCAATCTGAATCCGGCCTGACTTGGTTTTCTTGCGGACGACAACATTGTGCGAACGGGTGACTTGATCGACAACTGTACCGTCCGGCATCTGCATCTGCGATACGGATTCTTCCGTCTCCTGGCCGACGATCTCCATCGTACCGTCTGACAGTAGTAGGACAAGCTCCGTGTCTGACAGACCGCGGTAGGTTTCCTCGTCTACTTCAATCTTTTCTTCCCAAACCGCTTTTACCGTCCCGGTCTTGGCAAGTAGTGCATCCTTGAACCAGTCATGCAGGATGGCAAAACCGTTGTTGTCTTTGGTAAACACCCAATTACCGTAGTCCGTCGCCTGATCTGCGCCTTCCTCATCGCCTGGGCCAACAGGCTCGTATCTGGCAATCTCATCGTTTGCAGTAAATACGCGAATGAGTTGCGGCAGTGCACCATCGATGACCTCTGCCACCTCGCCAGTGACGATCTGGCTGCGACCTTCTTGCTCGTTGCCGTAAGGGTTTCGCAGGTAGTAGTTAAGTGCTTCAGCACGTTCTTCCGTGGTTTCGCTGTCCAGCATCCCGATAGCATCGTCGATCTCTGCTTGCAGAATGCCGGTAAGAGTCCCGTTATCCATTTACCACCTCGCGCCTAAAATACTTCCGCTTCTCTGGGTCTTTTATCTCCAGTTCAGCGAGTTTCTTCTCAAGTTCAGCAACTTTGCGTTGAAGTTCTTCAAACTCGCGCTTCTGAACGATGAAACCTTGTGGCATTAGCATCAGACCACCCACCTTGTATTGACGTTGATCGGCTTCGACCAGGATGATGTTTCATTCAGACCGACTGCGAGATAACGGAATGCGTCCGATCCGTGGCTAGACCAATCGTGTAAGGGTCTATCATAAAAGACTTTCTGCTTTTCGTCGAAAGTCCGTCTGTAGTTCCGCAGGCAGTTCAACCCTTCGCTCGTTTGCGGGATGTTGAACCAGCAGCGGGGCAAAAGTCTGCGGACAGCTTGGATACCGTCATCCACCGATAAACGTGGCGCAATCGTGCAACTGAGGTCAGCCTGCTGTAAGACCTCCAATCGAGACTTTCCAGACCCTAATTCCCTAACCTGTACGTCATGCGGGACGATGTGCTCGGCCTTGTGCCAACCCTTGTTCCGCAGTTCTCGGACGTACCAATCCAGCCCGACCCCGTGGTTCTCAATGTAGTCTAGGAGTCTGACTTCTTGTCCGTGGACTTGTGCGATCCAGATCGAAGTCGAGTCGCCAATGCCGAGATCCCATGCAGCAAACGTCTTGCAGAGGTCATCACGAACGATAGAGCAGAAGCGACCTTCTCCCTCCATCTGATTAAGAATTTGCCCATAGTAAGCCCCCTCGACAGCAGCGTGGAATGAACACTCAAACTCTTGGTCGTACTTGTCGCGCCCCATCTCTCGCAGCGCATCGTCTAATTCTGACTGAGCAATGATCCCGGTCTGACTGGCGCGGAACTCTAGCAACTTCCACCCAGGTTCACCCTGTGCCCTGTTCCGCAGATCGTAGAAATGGTTTTGGCCTTTAGGTGTGCCGATAAACATTGCCCAGCCTTGACGGTCGGCTAGGGCAGGTCGGATCACTTCGTTCCAGATTTTGGGGTTTTGATCCCCCACCTCGTCCAGTACCACTCCGTCAAAGTAAGATCCGCGTAGTGAGTCGGGATTGTCGGAGCCGTACAAACCGATCCTGCGATCCCAGAAGTCAACACGCAGCTCTGAAATGTTTGGTGTGGCTCCCAGCGGACGGGTGTAGTGGAGCAGGTAGTCCCAGGCAATGCGTTTGCTCTGTGCATAGGTTGGCGCAATGTAAGCGAATCGTGGACGTTCTTTCTGGCACATCACCGCAGACTTTACCAACTGGTTGATGGCACTGACAGTCTTGCCTAAACGACGATGAGCCACTACCACCGTGAAGCGGTGATCGTCCATCGCCTGATGGATCTCAAGCTGTGGATCCCGCGGAGCGTAAGGGATTACGATTTCTCGGACGCCCATGTCACTGCCATTTTAAGCGGTTCGCCTTCAGAGTTTGCGTGTTCAACCACATTATGCTCGCGCCACCCTGCTCTAGTCTTTAACCAAAAGATCATCGCCGCGGTATTCCCTGCCTTTGCCTGCTGGAATAACGTCTGAGCGACAGCAGCGTTGGCCTCCATCCTGCCTTCCGTAAGCTCCTGCTTGTAATGCTTTGTCAGCGTGTCGTGGTCGATCTGTAGCTTGTCGGCAATATCAACGTAGCGCACCCCGACAGCGGAGAGCGTCTTGACTAGCCGACGATCCTCGTCTGACGGGCTATGCCGCTTGCCTTGCATTTTTTATGTCCGAAAGTTCATTAAATGACTCACCAGTTTCCTCAAGCGTAGCGGTCTTGCCGGTGAAGTCTTGCCAGCGCTTGACGATCACATCCACATACTTGGGATCGAGTTCCATCAGTCGTGCTTTGCGTCCAGTCTTTTCACATGCGATCAGTGTTGATCCAGAGCCACCAAATAAATCCAAGATGATCTGGTCTTTTTTGCTGCTGTTGTTTATTGCACGTTCTGGCAACTCAATTGGCTTCTGTGTTGGGTGGAAATCGTTGCGCTGCTCTTTTTTCAATTCCCAGACTGTCTTTTCATCTGTCGGGCCAAACCACTGAGGTGATGAACCATCTTTGTAAGCATAAATGCATGGTTCGCAGTTTGGTATGTACTGAGACATGAAAGCACCAAGACCAGATCGAACTTTGTACCACTGAATGATCGCTCTCAGTTTTAGTGGCAAATCAGATAATGCTGCAAATGTTTCGACGCTCTTTCCAGACGCATACCAGACATAAAACGCAGCATGCTCATGCGTGACAATGTGCGCTACTGACAATGCACCATAAAACAGGCCTGTCAGGTTTTCACCTTCTAATGCATCATTTTTGATCTGAGTGCGTTTTTTTGTATTGTGGCCACCTTCATATGCCACACCATAAGGTGGATCAGTGAACACCATGTCGGCCTTCTGGCTCGCCATCAGCGCATCCACCGCATCGATGCTCGTACTATCCCCGCACATCAACCGATGCTTGCCCAGCAGCCACACATCCCCCAGCTTCGTAACCGGATCAACCGGAACCTCTGGAACTTCATCCTCGTCCGTCAGCCCTTCCGTCAACTCTACCGGCATCAGCGCGGCAATCTCATCGGCTGAGAATCCGGTCAGGTCAGTGTCAAACCCTAAGTCTTTCAGGTCGGCAAGCTCAATCGCCAGCAGACTATTGTCCCAGTCAGCGTTCAGCGCCAACTTGTTATCGGCCAGAATGTAAGCCTTGCGCTGCATCTCCGTCAGATGAGACAACCTTACCGCGGGAACCGTGTTTTTACCTAGCTTACGAGCAGCCATCACCCTGCCGTGGCCAGCAATGATGCTGTTGTCGTCGGCTATCAGAACAGGATTGTTGAACCCAAACTCTTTGATTGACGCTGCAATCTGTGCAACCTGCGCGTCCGAGTGGGTTCTGGCGTTGTTGACGTAAGGTATCAGCGTCTCAATGCTGATTTGCTCTACTTGCATTCCGACTCCTGTCTGGGTCATCGGTTGACTTTACGTTGATCGCTGACGGATTAACTGGTCAACATCAGCGTTGCCTTTTTGCTCGGCAGTTGGAGCGAATAACGCTCGGCTTCTGCTGTCTGTAGTGTCTGGCTCGCACAGGTAATAGACTGCGAAACTGTTGCGGGTGACATCTGCTGGACAGGTTAGCGGGGCTGGTAATCCATGCCAACTGCCACGAGTGTCGAAAATTATAGCCCGATTGAACTTTGGTTCAACTGCTTTTACCAGTGTGTCGGGGTCTTTGTACAGTCCGAGATGGCCTCCCCACTCTGGCTTCCATCCTGGCGTCAGGTACACAATCAGGTTCAACCGTCGCTGTAGGTGGAGTTTCGGGTGAAGGTTGTAGTCCAGGTGGACGTTTAGCTTTCCTCCCCTACCGTGTTGGTGTAGCCCTCCACCGTGTAACCCTATGTCTGGCATGAGGTCTGCCTTGGTCAGCCGCTCCAGTATCTCTGTGAAGTGCGGACTGAGCAGGTATTGGAAGCCTTTGTATGTCTCAGGCTTGAAGTGATGCCAGTCGTTGCAGGTCTGCTTAACCTCCAGCGGGTTGTCGTAGCGAAACCAGCAGTCATCGTCCTTGGCTGGAAACTCTCTTGCTAAGTTGATCGCGTCAGCGAAAAAGTCATCGACAATGCAATGCCAGAATGGGTGGTGGTCGATAATCACCGCTTGTTTCTGGTACTGATCGCTTTTGCCTTTGCCTTAGCATCGGCCTTGCTGGATGCGCCCCAGGCTTGCAGAGACAGCAACAAACGAGTTGGCTTACCGTCCTTGCGCTCCGGCCCCGGCATATTGCCCATCCTCGCTAGGAACGATGCTCTCCGCGGGTTGTCGCCTGACTTGACCGGAGGCTTTAGGTCGCTGCCGGGGTTTTCTCGCTCGTAAGACTTGCGCCCGGCCTCGTTTAGACCGCCCTTCGCGTTCTTGCCAGCCTTGCGAGTCCATGCGGCACTCATTCGTCCATCATCCCTGCAATCTTGATGATGATCCCGCCCTTGCCTTTAGCCTGACCACCCAGCCACTTGTTGCAGACCATATCCTCTGAGCAGACAAAATTAAGCTGGGCACAGTAACCCATGTCCTCGGCTTCGTCCTCCATGCCTTTAGCAATGCCGTTTTCGAGACACCCTTGCATCTCGTCTGACTGTACGAACGCAGCGCAGTTCTCGCACTTGTACTCTGCGTCCTCGCCTGCTTCCATGTAGTCGGCTTTATCGACTGCCTTCTGCTTGTTGGCGTCGTTTAGCTCGGCATCACCAGTGACAATAGGACACTTCATTTCTTCCTCGCTGCTCTCATGTTGTCCACGAGGTTAGGGTAGGGTCGGCCAGCAGAGGCAGCCATCGCTTTAGCTGACTTCTTCTCTTTCTTAGACAGAGGGTCAGGCTTGCCCAGCTTCTTCGGACGGGGTTTATCCCAGATGGGTTTCATTTGCGCCCCGGCATCTTTTTGTAGGCTTTCTTCGGCGTCTTGGCAATCATCTCTTTTGCCACCGACATCGGAACACCGGTGTCTTTCGCCACCTTCTTGCTGCCAGCGGCTGCGTACATGAGTCGCTGTTGAGCCTTGCTAGTGATCGGCATATCAGTCCTCGACGATAGAAGTTAGATGCCCGATTCGGCCTCGTACGCCTATTGTACCGACTTCGTTGAGAATGTCACGAAACAAAAACTTGTAGAACCCATGTTCCATGTCGAACACCTTTCCACCGTCCCACTGCTCGTGGAAGAACTTCTCTATCTGCTTCAGCGTCTCCAACATCTGCGGGATCAGGTTGTAGTCGAACGAATACAGCCGAGTCATCAGCATCCCATTAGTCCCAACATAATCCAGCGGATAGCCTGTCTGCCTTGCCTGGGCAAACGTAGCTTTGTTCGCAACGTGAGCCTGCAAGTTGAACTGATCGGTCAATACATACCGACCGGAAATCTTAAAGATGTGACTGTATCGGTTGGGAATGGTCGAGAGAATGTCTATCGTTGTGTGCAATTCGATAGCGTTCTTGATATACGCAACGTCTCGTCCTGTTTTTTTGACTCCCTGAATAAACCGAGAGTTGTAATGCTTAACAGTCGCTCGAGGAAACACGACATTCTGATGCTCGAAACTTGATTCCAGCACCCAGATGGAAGCAATCGGACACGCTCGGTGAATGCTCTCAATCGTTTGATGCGTTTCGTGCAACCGTTGAGGATCGCCGTTAATAGCAGAAGTGACGAGAAACAGAATCACCATTTACCTCGCGTCGATTTCCACTCCTGCCGAGCAAACACCATCTCACCGGAATATGGAAGCCCTGCGAAATGATCCGGCAGAAAGAAATGGCTAGGCCAAATCGTGAGATCACGGTATTCGTGGTTCACCCAGGTACTCGTCAACCTCGTCGGGCCTGAGAACTGCCATGCCATCAGGTCGCCAGGATCGTCATTCAACAGATCATCGACAATCTGCCCGATAAACGGATGGTTAGGGATTGCCCCTACCGCACCGTTAGACAGCAATCCGGGCCTGAGAAGCTCCGACTCCCACGAACACCAGACATCCGGCTCTAGCATCCAGTCAGGAATGGCCCTGGAAGGCTCTGAATCGGCGTCTAACGCGATCCCGCCGTGTTCGTATAGGATCTCCCACCTCATGCAGTCTGCGACGCCACAAAGCTCTGTTTTCCAGAAGTGCTTCATGTGCTTGGCAAGCCTCCAGCCTTTGGACAGGTCGGAGTTGCCCCAAAGGTTGACCTCAAAGTCGGGGTTGAGGTTTTTCCACCGCTGGATGGTTTGCAGCGGGGCTTTGGTTTCGTCGCCCACCCAGACGAAGTGCAGGATCTTGGGGATCACAAAAAAATCCCCCTGCAATAGGGGGAAAAGGAGGAGACGCTCACAGTTTATCCCGTTGCAATTCGATCTGTCTAGCGCAGATTCTGGCGTCGGCTGAGATTTCCAGTGCCAGGTTTATTGCGCGGTCGGTTTCTTTTTTTAGCAGCAGGTCGTGCAATTTCGACAAGTTCATCCTCATCGTCAGGTAATTCGTGATCCAGTCCTGCATAGTTTGAACTCCAGAGTTGATAGTTTTGACGCATGACCCTGCGATCCATTGGTTCGAGTCCTGCCAGCTTTTCGTGTGATGTGTTGTTCATTATCCTTAAAAGTTGATCGCGGAACACTGGTGGATCGTAATCTAGCCAATCAAGGTATCCGTCAGAAGCGTCTGAAAACAGAAATCTGCACGCTGTCCTGGCCTCGACAGTCATAATCGGACGTTTATCTTCCATGACAGGACGGTGCGTCATGTCTCGGATGGCCAGAGATACGACAGCGGCTAATAGTCGGGCTTCAGGTTGTGAGTCCACGTTTGGCCTTTTCGATTGCTCGGTTGATCCAGCTTGGCGGGGTGGAGATTTCAGCAGAGACGTAGTAGATCGACTGGTACGGGTGAGAGACATAGACAGCGTTGATAGCCGCCCTGTCGTCTGGCCCTAGTTTCTGGACAACAGCATCAACGATCTTCGCGTCTGTCTGATCTGCTAGCGGCTCTTTCCGCTTCCATGCTGCCCAATTGTGTAGCCTCGACTCCACAGAACCTCCCTGATAGTGCGCGGAACCGTTCAGCCCCGCAGTGAAAACAAACATAAAGTTCGACAACAGAATGCTCAGTGATTGATTGATCGACAAGTCTGAAATCATTTTGGCAAGTCATGGCTCAAGTACCTCAGTTCGACGATCCTTGCACACTCTCTCAGCTTTGATACGTTCGTTCGCTTCATGACCTCGATTGCGATTGCAACGAATGTTTCGACTTCAGCACGTTCATCGTCACCCCACCCGATTAGCTCTGCAATACAAGACTTGAGACGTTCGTCCTTCAGCTTTGCGATTGTCTCAACGACATACTCCAGGTCATCTCTCGACAGACTGTTGCGCTGCTGGACGAGTTCTATCATCCGTCCTGCAATCTGATCGACAGTGATCGGGTCTTTACGCATTTGTCTCTTTATAAGTTTTCAAATTGCTTTCTGTCGGCCATGGCAGGCTTCCGTGTCTTCGCCTTCCAAATTCGCTCATGGATTCACACAAGTACAAATTTGATAACCTATTATCTAGCCCTTGGTTGTTGATATGAATGACAACCTCGGTGCGCTTTATCATTCTCCCTAAGTATTTTGAAATAATTATCCGGTGCTCAGCCATGTATTTGCCCACATAGCCTTGGCGTTTTCCAACCAACACAAACTTATGATTAACGTGCTTTTGCACATGCTCGCCGCCACGGAACCCATGGGCGTTCACTCCTGAGAAAAACACATTCTTACATTTAACGGAGCATGTGCACTGGTTTTCTTGTCTTTCTCTACTGATTGGATAAAACATCACGCCGCAAACAGCGCATGGTTTTTCTTCAAATGATCGCGATCCGGCTACAAAGCACTGCTTCGAGCAGTACAATCTTCGTCCATCCCCCCACGTTGCTGTTGATGATCGTTTCGCTATAAACATAGAACCACAATACAAACACGCTTTATCTGTTGGTTGTACACAGTTCCCTAAAAAACATTTCCGACTGCAGAACCTTCTATCCGCACCGTGATCGGGACGCGCCAAAAATGTGTCATTGCAGTTTTGGCATGTGTACTGTGTGCGAGGTAGCAAGCCAGATTTGTTGCGGCATGTAATAGAACAGAAGCGAGATTTGTTTTTCCTATGGTTAGGACATGCGTACTCTATCTTGCAATGCTCGCAAGTTTTAACAACAGCTGGCCCGTATGTCATGCATTCTTCTCTTTTAGCTTCGCATCAACTATATAAACAAACGCTTGCCAGTTGGTTCTATCGCCGAACGTCACTCGATTGACTAGAGCACGCGCTTCGTCGTCCGTCAGTTCGACCCATTGGCGCGGTGCGGTGTCAGCCTGCTCGATGGCAGCGCGGAGGGCTGCAACAGCAGCATCACATGACATAAACGGTGCGCCTTTCGCTTGGTATTCTTCCAACGCCTCCAACGCCTGCTTCATTGCTTCGATGCTCATTTCATCCCTCCGTACATTGCCCATTCTTTCGCTTTTTCTAGAAGGAACACGGCTTCTGCTCTGGTCATGCGGCTACTAAATGTAATCAGGTCGTTCTCGTTGTCGTAGCCGACCAGCAAGATGTCAGCCACTTGGCCTGCTTCGCACAAAGACATGACGTGCTTGACCGCAAGATCGGGCGTAAAGTTTTCGGATGCTGGAAGGCTAATGACGTTTTTGTTGTTCATTTCCGTCTCCACAAAAACCGCAACGTCAGACCATCAACGAAGTTCCGCTTGAACCGTGTCTCCGGTGCCCAGATCACATAGCCAAGCACGATGCCCACGGCCCAGCCGATGAAGAAGGCTTCGGTCATTTCTCACCTCGTGCTCGGATGGCGTCGGCAGCTTCGATGTATGTCTTGGCATTAAAGGCAATCTGAGCACACGCCTCACGCTCAGCAGCGGCGACAAGGGCGGCGAAGCGGCGCAGGGAGCCGTTGTCGCCATCAAACCCAACGAACCCAGCCTCTCGCGCCATGCGGGTGATGTCATCTCGGTTCATCGCTCCAACCTCCCATCTGGGTTTCCATCTCCATCCACGCTCATTCCCTCCGCTGGCACCTCGTACGTTGACCACCTGTGCTCGCAGTTAGAACAGTCGCGTAGTCGCCACTTCCATCCGTATCGAGTGTCTCGGCGGGACTCCTTTACCTTGCTCTGCCACGATCCGCATACAGGACACAGGCTCATTTTGTTTTCCGGTTGTCGTTGATGATTACCGGGAACCGATCCCCGAACCCAGCAAACGTAAGCCTCTCCAACCTCGCTGCCATCGTCCTGCGGATCACCTGTTTCCCGTTCCACTTGAACCGATAGCCAGCAAGGTGGTACTCCGTTATTTCCTTGCAGTCGGCTATCAGCGCATCCACTATTTTCTGCTCGTCTGTCATAGTTTGGTATTGGGGGAAACCCGTAGTCTTGCTTTCATCTCTGCCAGTGCAGTCCGACCAATGTCTGTCTTAACCTTCGGGGCTGGCAGCGCGTCATAGGTTCTGTGCTCTACTCGGTCGAAGTCCTTGCACATACCGATAAACTCGGAGAGGTTGGGGGGCCATTCGCGTTTCTGATGCGGAATAGCGTCCATGACCTTTCGCAAAACATCTGGTTTGCAGGATTGCAGGAAGTTATTCCAGGCTTCCTTGGCTGGCATGATTGCGTTGTCGTCATGCTCAAACATGACCTTAAACTTCTGCGCCCCGTACAGAGCGACAAACCTCTCAAAAACTCGGTCCGCTAAGTGCATTTAGTCGCTCCTGATAGTCAGCATCGATAACGGTCACAACGTCTGGTTGGCGTCGGCCTAGCAACAAGTCCATTTTGCGATCTTGCTTGGCAGGTTGGGAATTAGGGGAAACCCTAGTGTTGCGAATCCAGTTGCGCCACGTTGCTGTCCAGTCGGCCTTGACGCCCTTGCTTCCAGGCTGAGCGATCCAGTAGTCGCGGAACGAATCGAACGTCTTGCGCGGGTCGAGGTCTGGACGCTCTTGGTTGCAAAAGTCAATCCAATCGTCAGGAACATCATTAAGATCAAAGCGCGTCGAGCGCGGCCTCTTTTCTTTTATATGGTTATTGGTTACTGGTTCATGGTTATTGGTTAGTTGAACATCTGTTGGCTGTGTGTCTGACACTTGCTCAACAGGTGTTGAACTAGTGTTAGCCCTGTGTTCAGCAGATGCTTTGCCAGCCTTGCTACGCTTGTGGATAAGTTGCTTGTATTCTTTGATTTCAGCGTCACAGCGCGTGTGATGCCAGCATCCGTCTTCGAGCCTGAAGTACGAAACAAGGATCAGTTGGACGGTCTTTTCGTCTATTCCTAGCTGAAAAGCCAGGGCCTCGATGTCATCTGGAAGCGGTCGCTCCCGGTCGTAATACATCCAGATCAGGCGAAGGTAGGCCATTGACTGAGCATCTGTCAGTCGTGCCGTAGCCTTGATGAAATCACCGATGTGGTGATGGTAGTAATGCAAAGCAATCTCCATCGGTGCTGGCCTATCCGGTGAGAATTCCGGCAGGTCACACCCAGGACGGGTTAGAAACGGTCAGATAGACCAGCCCGATAAAGACTGTCTTGCTGACCTGCTATGCGCCTCTCACAGCGCAGAACCGATCATACGAAAACAAATGGTGCCTGTAAAGCCTTACACCAACCTTACAGGCACCCCTGCTAGAAACAGTTTGTATTGCAATTGCTGCCGTAACAACAGGTGGTGCAAGTGACATACCTGCCGTTGACGAAGTACGTGTGCGTGCTGCAAGCAGCGTAAGCAACACTAGCCACCAGAGAGAACAACATACCTATTGCTACTTTTTTCATCTCAACCTCACTTTCAACATTGCGTCAGCCATTTCATAACAATGCTCTGCAACATCAATATCATCTTCTGCCCAATCTGGAGATCCACCACCAGTGTGTGCATAGATGCCCTGCAAAGCCTTTGCTGCAAAATAGTCTCGCACAGACATCCCTGCATCGCTAACAGAGTTTTCGCACCCTAATGTTGGCGCAAGGTTTGGATGCAACGGAAACGCTGGGCCACTTTTGTCTTGACTCAATTTCACCTCCTTGTAGTGGAAAACACCTGCTAGAGAACCTTTTCCCCGCACTACTTGACAGATATCCTGCCAGCCTCGCACAGCGCAACCAACGTCTTGCGGAACGCATCCTCCCAAGCCTCCCGCCGCTCCTCTCCAGTCATCTTCGACCCCTGGTCAATAGCAAAGTGACAGTGCTGACAGAGTGCTGCCACGAAGCAATCGTGTGCCTTCATGCCCAGGCCCTTCCCGTATGCACCCCAGTTAGCGTGTGCGGCTTGTGTCTGACCATCCAGACCACATCGCTGGCAGTCGAGACTTGCTACCGCTTTGAGCCACGCTTTGTTGCGTACCATCTCAAAATCTCCTTCGCCAGTTCTTCCCTGCCTGCTATGCCTCGAGCCTTTTCAACACGCTCGAGATACTCCGTCCGTTTAGGCTTTGTCCAAGACAACACAGTTTGAGCCTCACAGTAGATCGTGTAAGCCTTGGACTGTAGTCCGACTATGGAGCAATCAGGGAGAGTGACGAGTCTTGCGTTGTCGTGTCGTTCGCCGCACGCAAAACAGACATCTCGTCCGTCTGCGTCAACCCGTGATTGATCGCCCATGCCAATACCTGCTCAACGTAGTCGGAAAACTGTGCCTTCGTCAGCCCTGTTGTAGTCGGCTCTGCCTCCATCACCTGACCGTTGGGCAACTCCAACATCCTCCCAGGCAAGTACCGAGTCTTGAAGTAAGCGTGCCAGACATCCTGATCGTGCGCCTGACCCTGCGGACGTATCTGCTCGCTGATCGCTGACAGTGTGGCCCAATAGAACGAGTTCTGGGCGCTTGTTCTGTTGGGTGGCTCTATCCGTACCACCCAGCCATGCCGAGCGGTTTTAACGGCTTCTACAGCCCTCTGGCGGGCAGTGTCGTGCGCTAGTGTGAAGATCATTTCAATACACCCCATGCTGCTGCTGCCACTGCTGGAACTTGTCCATTTCCAATGGCTTTAAGTCTGTCCACCCTAGCGGCCACCCCATTAGCCACTCGACCCACGTTGGGTTCAGACTTCCACCAGCTTGTGCCGTCAATGTTGGCGTGTTGCGCGAATGTTCGCTTGGTGCGTTCGTCTCTTTTGCATTGTGCGCTGTCGGCGTCGGCCATTTCATCACCGCTGTTGCAAGTCCATCCCCGCTTGTCTTGCTCAAACCCTTTCGGTTGTAATTGCCATGAACCGTTGGAGTCGGCCACAAGTGAGGATGTTTTACCTGGTTGCTCAATGAAATTTGATGACCCCTCTTGATGTGAGCGTCCATCGCCTCCCTTGATTGGTATGCTCCTCTCATACCTTCTTGCGCTTGTGGTGTGCGCCACAATCCAGATTCTGTCTCGCTGGTGCGGAGCACCAACGTCTGCCGCGCCCATAACATCCCACTGCGTGTCATACCCGAGCGAGGTAAGGTCTGCAATGACTCTGGTTCCTCCTCTAATAGTGAGCATTGGGCTGTTCTCAATGTAGACGTAACGGGGTCGAACTTCGCCAACCACCCGCGCCATTTCTCGCCAAAGTCCTGATCGCTCCCCGTCAAGTCCGTCTCCCCTGCCTGCGATTGAGATGTCTTGGCATGGAAACCCGCCAGATACGACATCAACAATGCCTCGCCACGGTCTACCGTCAAAGGTGCGAATGTCATCCCAAATCGGGAAAGGCGGGAGAAGTCCGTCATTTTGTCTGGCTGCAAGTACGCAAGCTGCGTATGGCTCCCACTCGACTGCACAGACGGTTCGCCATCCAAGGAGGTGGCCTCCGAGTATTCCTCCACCAGCGCCTGCGAAAAGAGCCAGCTCATTCATAACTCCACTTCTTTCAGTTGCCAACGGTTGCCTTCCTTGAACCACCCATGCAGCACCACCCGCCACCCTGAACGCAGCATCTCAGGGTAAGCCTCGGCCTCCTCGATCTTGTGCCGACGAGCAGACAGGTTCGACTTGCTTGTCACCTGGATTGCTACCGTCTCGCCGTGACCGATTGCCAGCAGATCAATGCAGCCCCAGAGGTCGTGCTTGCGCTTTGTGAAGCTGTTGTAGTGCTCGACCAATGCCACCTGATAGCCCTGCTCTGTAAGCAATGCCTTCGACCTAGCAGTCAGGCTAGACATTTTCGATCTGCACATCGATGTTGGCGTACTGCGGACACAGATCACCTAGCTTGACCACCCCGCCCGTCAACTCCTGAATCTGCAAAGCCCTCTTGATCGGCACCCCCCGAGTTTTCCACCCGTTTATTGCCTGTTTGCTGACCTGCAACTGCTCACACAACCGCCCCTTCGTGCCAACCAGTGCAGCGGCTAGGTTGATCGCGTCATTCGGTGTCATCGCAACCTCAAATTGTAAAAGTTGTAAAAAATGGAACGTTTTGCCTGACCTCTAGGTGGAATCTACTGTACTATTCTTTCACCGTCAACAAACAACAACCGAGG